CCTATCACAACTACTACAGTAAAACATTGACATTAGAAATCCTCTTGGTTAATATTTTTGCCATCACTAGTATACTGTATTCTAATAATTCCCCCATCCTTACAGTATATTAGCATTGATACTATTACAACCAGCACTCCAGCAAACACCCCACCAAAGAATATAGTGAAATACACTAGAATGTCAGGTAGTACTAGATACCACATCGCTACCTATAGGTTCTACTAACTCTAAGAAGTTGGGACTAACTCCCAATTTCATAGTAGCGTCATCAAAAGCACCAGAACTATTGATTCGTATTTTAAAATTAGCTAAATATTCACCCTCTTTAAGTACTGATTTATAGATGACATTTATTAGATGCTCATGGTTCATGTCCTCTATAGGTATATACTCATCCTTAGAGTGACTGTAATATGATATTGTTATTGGTCTCATTGTTCTCCATATAGTTTAGGTTGAAGTAGCACATAAGCTATAGGCGATTTGCTCAATGACACTTTGTGTACATGCGGAGTTTATTTGCATTGATCAAAACAAATCAGTACTCCATTCCACAAGTAGCGTGTCATGGCTCTTATGCTCTCTAAGATTATGTGCTACTTAATTACTTCCATATACAAGTGTGTACCTCTGATACATCGTAACCAGTAGGAAAGGTATACTTTGCCCAAGGTTCAGCCGATATATGATTACACCACTCATTCCATAGGAACCTAGCTCCGCCTATTTTCTGGCACAAGTCTAGGTAGACTATGGCTTTCTTTCTTTTGGTCGCTAATGAGTTACCACTAGTTTGTAACCAGCTTGGCGTACCTTTCCGAGAATCCTCATCGGGCAAGTACTTTCTGATATTATGGACATCTAGACATCCAGCTTTACCAGCTACCAACTGGACACAAAAGCCCGCTTTAGGCAAACCAAAGCCCGGTATTTCTAGGAATAGCATTATCAAATCTAGTGCCATGTCCTTTTTCTTGGCTTTGATAATTCGTACCATGTTAGTATGTAACATTTTACGATTCTTTTTGATGTACGCAATGGTAGAGTGTTTATTGCCCCATATCCAGCTAGACTTAGCACCAGATTTTCGGTACTCGGTCATGTAGCGAGGTAGTCTATCGGTACGCTCCCTAATTGAGCTACTGACAAAAGCTAACACTCGCTCCATATTAGCTGGAGACTTGAAGGCATAATCACGTACCATAGGATTATGCACGTTGTACATAGTTCTCCATTATTTAGGTTCTAGCCGAACAACTTCTTAAGTATAGAAGCTTTTACTGCATTAGATGCCTTGATATATGCACCAGCTAACCGCATCTCATTACGAAAGCTTGGCCTAGGTTGACCAACATCCCATATAAACACGTGTTCATCGGTTGCATTTATTTTACCCATGTAGACACCTTTAGATGTACCTACTCCATTACTGCCAGTGACTATCCACTGACCCGGTTGCATGTCGAGGCAAGTAATATCTTGTCCACGAGTTGCAACAATAGACTTAGTGTATTGCATGTTACTCCATTATTTGAGTGTTAAAAAGCTGACTACATAGTCATTGACCACTACCCTCCCACCAAGCCTCATCAGCTATTTATAGTACAGGATTTTGCAAGAAGCCATAACAAGTAACCCTGTTTAACTTGTTACGCCTATAGTCTAACACACTATGTGCCAGAAGTTACCTCCCATTTATCTGGGTTAAAGTTGGGATTATCCAGCTTAAACATAGAGCCTAGCTCGGCATGTATAACATTCATGCCTACTTCAATCCCATTATCCATATCACTATCGGCAGAGTACTCCCTATGAGTCTCTATACATCCAGAAATTACATCCCAAATGCGGTTATAGTGCCTCATCGTGAACACAGGTTTTCCCATTTTCACCTCGCAAGTAGATTAGTAAATAAATAATAAATAATAGTTTGACCATACTTTCTCCATTTATCTAGGCCTAATTTAGTATTGAGCTACATTATAACACAAGTAAAAATAAATTGTTTTGAAGCTACAATCAAGAGCTAGACAAAACCAATTAAAATTTAATTGAGGTTAAGAAAATGTAGCAGTCATATACATTATAACATAACTAAAAATAAATTGTTTTGAAGCTACAATCAAGAGCTAGACAAAGCCAATTAATTTTTAATCTGTATCCATTATAACACAACTAAAAATAAAATGTTTTTAGATACAAAAAAGCCCACTCACAAGCTAATGCAAGCGGGCTTTGTTCTATCTATTTATACTAGACAAAACTTGCTCAAGTGTTCTACCGCATGATTTGCCTGAATGATTCTTATATACAGTGATACAAGCACCATTCTTATTTTTGAAAGCTTTAGCTTCTACACGTTGGCGATTGACCCTAGACTGTAAAACTTTTGGATTATGCACATTTGTTGGTGTATGCCAACAGTTTGAAGTCTTGGGCTTACCTACTGATTTAAGCTTAGCTACTACATGCGGAACACCATTAAATAAAATCGACATAGTGTTTCCAGTTATAGGTTGTCAAAGATCATACAACGAGCTACACAACAACTTAAATGCTCATTGAATATCAGAACCCACACAACTTAAAAAATCAAAGTGAGCGCTGATTTGAGTACTATTGTAACACAAGTAAAAATAAATTGTTTTTAAGCCAAAAAAAAGCCCACTCACAAGCTAATGTAAGTGGGCTAAATCAAGTGTTTACAAGTGTTGTATTAACTTGCTACAAAACCACTAATAACACTTTTGATTGTATCGGAATCGGAATACTCTGCTCCAATAAAAACCTGTTCACGAGTCCACTTGTTGTACTCTGATTTTTTACTAGCTTTCAGCAAGTCTTCACCTAATAAACACAACACTTTTTCAAGTGTTTGAAACTTTTCACTTTTTATCATTCTTAGGTCGTAATGATAGCCAGTGGATTGTTTATTCATACTAGTTAAAGCCCGTTTAACTGTATTAAACAGAATAAGCTTTTCATCTACCGTTAATTTATCATCAAATAAATCCATTTTTCCTCTGTTGGTTATGGATGAACAAATAAATTGCTAAAACTTTACCCTATGTAAAGCCCTGCAATTACTCAATACTATAGATATTATATGAAAGCCTAGAATATATCAAGCAAATAATTTAATTTGTTTAACATTTGTTTCCTCTGTTTAATAAATTGTATAGCTCGTTTAATTTGTTCAATATATGGAACAACAAAAAAAATAGATACATGAACAAATGTAAACAAACATTTATAAAGTGATAAAACAAATGTAAACAAATGTTCTACCTACTAACTACAAATGTTTGCACGTGCGAACAAACAAAGGTAGTACAAGCGTAAAACATTTGTTTGCACATGGTAACTTTTGTTGTTAGTACACACTAATAAACAAAGTTAGTACACACTAAAAACATTTGTTCGCATGTGGTAATAAAAAAGGATCGCATGGGGGAATTTTGTACTAGCCGTATCGCTCCAAGGTCTCCAATTTTTTCCCCAAATTACCCGTGTACACAATGGTACACAAATGTTCTACCCATGTCTCCACACACTCAAGTACATGTGTATCCCAAATGTGTACCAAGCTAGTTAATCCAGTTGTGGTACTTAGGTTCGTGCTGAAATCCCACTGGATACAGTGCGTGTTCCATGAATTTTTCCAATTCCATGTCCAGAAGTTCTTCCTTTCTGTCTGAAATAGCCACATCAGCATCAGCAGCCATTTGTTCTACCCAATAGCTGACAGCCATACTCAGTACGTCCAGTCTATCGTCATGTACAAGCGCACCTTTCTCTTTTGTAATACGAGTCATCTGATGTACAAGCATATATCGGCTTTGTGACTCAGGTGGGTAGTGTTGTACGGACTGGTAGTCTCTTTCTAGAGCTTTCTGGTCAATAACGAGCCTGTGTTGATTCATTACTGGCTCTAGGGTATCAATTATCCTCTTCTCTTTTTGGATATTGTGTCTAACCTCTTCTATTGTACATGGGTATATCTTAGTGAGTGTGGGTTTCAGGAGTTCAGAGAACATCCCGTCACCAAAGTTAGATTCAATTAGCACCTGATTGACCAAGTACTTCCTAGCTATCACACTCAAAGCTTGTAATGTTTGACTTGAGTACCCACCTGAGATTCCACCGAAGTCAATGACATATAAGATACCATTGAGCATCTTAACTACAGCGTAGGCGGTCTCATCTTTACCTCTCCCACTAGGATCAATAGCAAGAACTGAACCTGTGTAACTTATATAGTCGCCCACTATTTGCATAGGAGGGTAAAAATAGTCGCCCGGTAGTCCAACATTAGGGATGTCGATGATTTTCTCTCTAGCTCTCCCCCATACTAGCTTCTCTGGTGCCTTATCGTTGTCTATATCCATGACCATTAGATCCTCAAGTTTAAGAGGGTATCTATCTGCATCAGACAAGGCGGTATCCAGCATAAACTGGAGGGCAAAACCAGACCTTCCGTAGGATAATTCCCTTTCGTTTAGGTCTAGGTCGTCAAACCTAAGTGGATCAAGTGGTTTACCAGCTTCTTCACCTTCTTCAATCTTCTGCATCACAATAGGAGCGAGTCTACCTACGTACTTATCAGGGTTCTTAGGTATCCTAGAAGGCCAAATCAGGGGTTTATACCCTCTCTCTGGTAAAGTTTCGTATAGAGACATCTCTGTTTGAGGTGTACCAAGGTAAATCACTCGTCCATCAGGCTTCAAGATAGCGTCAAACTCCTTAACTGCCTCACTAATCTTGTCTCTCATGGTCTGAGTCATGGAGTTATTAGGAATTTCCACATCATCAGCAATGATTATGTCAGCACGACTACCCGCTAGTTGTCCTGTGATCCCTGCTGACTTAACAGAGGGACTGTGTGAGGCTTTAGCTGGCCCCACATCGAAGGAAATCTTGGACTGTCTCTGGGAACCCTTTGGAATCAAGTGTTGCAATAGCGGCATCTCAGATATGAGCCGCATAGTAAAGGTACTAAAGTCATCAGCCCTAATCTTAGAAGCTGAGATCACGAGTATTTTAACTTCAGGATTCAGTAATAGCTGGTGACATGCGTAAGCACTTGTGATATAACTCTTACCTACACCCCGAAAGGCTTCTATTACTATCCTCTTCTCGTCTTCATCCTGTAGGTACTGAGCTATATCGTACTGAACAGGAGTTGGCTCAGGTAGACCTAAGTGTTCCCATACCACAAAGAGGAAGTTACGGAAGTCTTTTATCAATTCTACTTGTGGTGTGTACATTAGATTGCCTTATATTGTGCTCAGATCTCTCTGTAACGAAAGGAAAGAAGGTGGGGGTACCTTTGGTATACTTTTTTAATTTAAGGACTCTTTAAGAGCTTCTTTATTAGGAAATGGAAGTATTTCAGCTAGATTACCTAATGGTGAGTCCTGTACAGGTAATCCTTCTACTCCATTATCCTTAAGAAACTTAATAGCATTACTCATGTCTGCACTGGATGCTTCTCCAGAGATAATCCTTTGGAGTAACTCTTGTGCTACCTGAGAATGTAGTGTTTCTAGTGTTTCCTGTGGTGCTTTACCCATTT